CAAGATAAACGACTGCGGTTTTGCCGGTTGCAATCGTTACATTTGCGCCGGAGCCTTGGCTGATGTTGATTGACTGAGAGCCAGTGGTCGCGTTCTCGATGAACATGACACGCGAAACCGTATTCGGAGCGATGGTCAAAGTCCTTGTTGCGCTCAAGGTCGCAGAGGAAGTGACCTTGAAGTACATGGATCGAGCAGGGTCTGTTGCACCGTCCGCTACCGTCGTCGTTGCATCTGCGTCCGAGCTAAAACAATCTTGAGTGCCATACCCGAGAGCCTCACCGATAAGCTCTAGGTTAGTGTTCGTGGTCGTGCCCCAGGTGCCGGACTGGTCGCCAGTGCCAATTTCCTCGAGCCGTAAATCATTTACATATGTACTAGCCATAATCTACCTACGCTGCTTTTTCATCCCATGACGGGGTCTGTGAAGGCGTCACTTCAGACCAACTAGGAGTCTGTGACGGTGTAGAACCTGACCAAGCAGGTGTTTGCGCAGGGTTTACCGCTGACCAACCCGGCGTTTGAGATGCTGCAAGATTCTGCCAACTTGGGTCTTGACTTGGGTCAATTTTACTCCAAATAAGGACGTTGCCAAGCGCAGTCTGCCCAACAACTCCAGTGACCGGAACATCAGCCTTAGCCCCAACTGTAACACTGCCAAGCCCAGTTGTCGCCGAATTTCCTGTAACTGAAACCGTTTGACTGAGCTGTATCGATACAGATCCGACTTGACCCGTCCCAGCAACACCAGTCGGGCTAATTGTCGCTGCGCCTGTAACCGATACCGTTCCAACTGAACCTGTCGCCTCTTGGCCTGTGACAACAACATCTGCGTTTGCTGCAACTGTGACACTGCCCAGACCCGAACTGCCAGAGACGCCCGTAACACTGACATTCGCGTCGCCTGATACACTGACCGACCCGACACTTCCAGTCGCTGCCAATCCTGTCGGACTGACATTCGCATCTGCTGCAACCGTAACCGTACCAACGGACCCTGTCGCAGTTTCGCCTGTAACCGAGACATTAGCGTTAGCGGATACAGAAACACTGCCGACAGCCGATGTGCCAGAAACGCCTGTTGGACTAACATTGGCATCTGCTGTGACCGTGACGGACCCGACAGATCCTGTCGCAGAGACTCCAGTAAGAGATAGATTGGCATCTGCCGTAACTGTAACGCTGCCAACGCTTGCCGTGCCGGAAACGCCGGTGACACTGACAACCGCGCCACCGCTAATCGAGACAGAACCAAGCTGCGTTGTTGCACCAGCAAGAGGGACACTTTCGCCCCAACCCGCTTCACCCCAGCCTTGGTTCGAGCTATTCCAGCCTTCAAATGCAACTGTGACGTCAGCCACATATCAATCCTATGCGATTCGGATGATCGCGTTGCTGGCGTCCGCCGTTGGGAAGCTGATAGTAAAATCGCCGGCAGTAGAGGTTTTGTCTGCACCGAAATCTAAGACACAAACGCTGGGATCACTAGTCGCTGCCTCATTATAAATCAAGGCTCCCCTTGCAGTAATTGATGCCGAAGAGAACGTCAGGTCGTTAAAGTCTGTAAATGCTGTGGTGCTAGACGTCGTGGGGTTAACACTTGTCAAGAACGATCCTTTTGCCGTATACCCAGTACCGCTAACCTCGTTAGAAGAAGTGTACGCAGTGGTCGACGCATCTAAAGATGCGCTGCTTGTATACAGCGCCAGCTTGAATACGTTGCTCGCAGCCGAAAAATCATGCGTTGCAGTCAGCAACTCTTTTTTAAATGAAGTACACATTGCTTGGGTGATAGCCATTATAAGGTCCTCAATATTTCAGCCATGTCTTTATGGCCCTGATCATAAAACATATTGTACAAAGTTGTTCTATCGCTTTGTATTCCTTGTTTAATTGCTGCTACAAGTATTTGGAATGTCCTGTCTTGGAATGCTTCCGCTTGCTGCCTTAAAATTGGATCCGCATCCTCACTTATTGAAATAATCCTTCTTATCGCACTTTCAGCAATCTCTTCTGGAGTGTGCCCCCTTCTTTCGGTAGTTTTGACATTGACACTGCCCAAAGTTGTTTGTACTTCTATTTGCATCATTATTGTTTGGGCCTGATCACCATTCCAGTTCTATATTGATCTGTAACTTCTTTAGCTTCACCAAACTGTTTCATGGCTCCTACCGCCTCTACAAATCGCTTTTCGTACTCTTGTAACAAATCGGGCTCGCCCTTCATGTAGGTATACGCTTCGATAAGACAGCCATAAAGCAAAGCGACTGGAGCATCTGTGCTAAGGAAAGTTGTCCCGCTATCTGCCCCGGCAGTGAGAC